CTCAGTATTCATCAGCTGTTCTTTTAATGCAGCTTCGTTTTTCATTTTTTCAATTTCAAAACCAATCTCAGCTTGCTTTACTTGCATTTTACTCTGGCCTTCTGCTTGAATTTTTGCTATTGCTATCTGAGCTGCGGCTTGCTGTGCCTGCATATTATTTTGCTGCTGCATTTGCATTTCTTGAGCTTTACGCTCCATATCTTGTCTTTGCTTTTGTTTTCTTTTAACTTTCAAGAGTTGATTTGCCATTTTGATATTTTTAATTTCTCTAATATCAATCGCATCTTCTAAGTCTATGCCGCCTTTAGATAATGCCATTTGTATGTTTGCTTCTAATCTGGCTTTTTCTTCTTCATCAGGTGCTACCTCTACAAATATTCCAAAATCATACAGGTATAAATTTTTAATATCATCTAATAACCCAATGTTATATTTACCTATTTGCATAGCAAATTCATCTGCAAAATCTGAATATTCTAAAACATCTGCTGTTCTTATAGATAATGCTTCCGCTAATGTTTGTGTTAAATATAAACTACCATCTAATATATGACGAGTTGCGGTATTAGAATTTAATGCGGCTAATTTTTGAACTCCAACTAAAGAATTTGGATCAGGTGTACTTCCGTCTCTTGCTTCATTTAAACCGGTTACCTGTCTAATCATATTCATGTAATGATTATAATTACCTATTAACATTTGCATTTTATTTCCTCCGCTATTTGTTGTTAGTTGTTGTATAGGAACTCTGGCGTTATTAAACTCACCATCTTGAGTATAGCTTCTTCCTACAACACTACCTGTTTGAAAATATAATCTCAATGCATCTGATGGGTCATATGCATTTCCTGTTCCTAAGTCCACTTCGTTTAATCCGTCTGCATCTATAAAAACTCCATCTGGCACAACTTTTTGAATAACCTGTTGTAGCTTCATGTGGGTCATTTGTATTAAATCAGTAAATGGAATCATACGTCTTACTAAGGACTCTATATTTCCTTTATACATTCTTGGCGCTACAGCAACATAGTTTGGCATAGCGTGTTGACTTGCCGATTGTGGCCTAACCATATTTTTTGCCAGCTCCCATTTAATAATAATGTTTGTCCCCATAACCATAACTCCGTCATACCAAACATCAATTCTTTTTTCTACTCTTTCAAAGTTACCCTCTTCCATCATTTCTTCTGGCGGATTAAATTCATCAGTTTTAGGAACTACTTTATAATTACCATCTGCTGTTTGTTTTTTCTTATAAACAAAACTATTAGTAGATTTGTAATTAAAATATAACAAAGTACAAGTGTCTCTATAAAACATTGAGTTTTCGTACATAGCCGCTACATTGTAATATTGATACCAAGCTTGACTGTATTTAGATATTTCTTCTAAATCATCTTCAGTTAAATCAGGATTAATTTTTAAAACTTCACCTATTGGTATAGTTTTTATTTCACCCCAATAAAAACAATCTTTAAAATGAGGGTCTTCAGTATAACTATATACTACGTTTGCAGGGTCTACATATTCAACTTTAACACCATCTCCTAATTGAAAGCTGTGCTTTGTCATTCCTATACCTAAAGTCATCAAATCTAAGTCACACCTTTTTCTTGTTTGCTCATAATGATTTTCTGCCAGTATAGTATTTATAGCACATTCATTTGCTATTTCAACTGCTGGTTTGTAATTCATTTGCATATAAAGTTCCATTTCTAAATCTGATTCTGGTAATTCATCAGGGTTTACTTGAAAAACTTCAACGTCAAAATCTTTTTCTATTTGTTGAAATAAAGGTTTTGCTATAACATTAGTTTCTACCATTTGCTGAAACTCACCTCTTTTTTCTGAAGACATTGCGTCTTGTGCGTATGTTTGAACAGTAAATAATCTGTCGCTCATTCCGTTTACAACTATATCAACAAATTTAGGAATTACAGGAACTGGAGTCCAGTCTAAATTTAAATAACTTAAATCTCCATCTACTGCTAACTCATTTTTATATTTTGCTATTGATTGTTCGCCTCTGGCATATAATCTTAAACGATTAAACTCTAACCATTGGTCATAAAATCGGCACGAGTTATATCCCGCTCCTTTTCTAAACCATTCGTATTGTATCGCTTGTCCTATCTGTAATCCGTATTCCTTTGTTGCCTTTTTAGCGTCAGGTACAAATTGATCTGGAAATGCGGCAGATTTTATATCTATTGTTACTCCCTTCATTTATCTTATTAATTGACTTAGAGAACTCTTATTGTTATATCTTGCAAAGTTAACACTTATTTTTGATTTTTGTTTAGTAGGTGTATACAGGTGCTTTTGATTTGCCATAATTGCTAATCCGGAACTTATAGATGCGTCAAACTTTGTTCTATTGTTAATATCAAACTTTGCCCAGTCCATTAATGTTCTTTGAAAACACATTGTACCCATAGATTCTGTGTCTCTAAAAGTACCTTCTAAATCTAATCCTATATGTTTTTCAATATAAGATTCTATTGCAGCTGCGTGTGATTGCTTTACGTCTTCTGATGAGTTTGGAATACCTCCTAACTCTCTTTCTGTTTTTGATAATTTATTAAATCTTTTGTCTGGTCTATTCATACAGTAACCCCTGTAACCTCTGTTTTTAAAATGATATAATAATCTTGGTTTGTTATTTTCACATAGTATAGGCATACCATAAAAAACACAAGCCATTAAAACTTCTTCAAAAAATATTTCTGCTGTTTGAGGCCTTGCAATATATTCTAAAAAAAATTCATTACTGGGCGCATCATCCATATTAAACTTAGTCATTCCATGCAAAGCGCCATTAGAACCTTTGCCCACAACAACTCCAGATATATCATAAGAGTCACATCCAAAAGAACCAATATGTTCATTTCCTGGATACCATCTTCCTCCTTTAGATATTTTTCTATTTTGTAAAGCAGCTCCTGGAGTCCAAGTTACTAAAAATCTACCACTTTTATTAGGGCTAAAAACAACAGTAGTATCTTTTACACCATTTAACCACGAAAACGAACCTCTGGTAACGTGATGATCTAAAATTAATGAATCGTTATAGTCTATTTGCTGATATAGTTTAGTTAAGTTAAACAAAGATTGTTTTGACTCATCTCTAAAAGCATGAGACTCTGTTCTTGGAAACTGTCTATAAAACTCATTCAAAGCGTCTGCATCAGAAGATAAAGAGCTAACTTCGTTTTCCCAATAATCTATAGCTCCTATTTTAATATCTTCACCATCAATACCTATAACTGGTTTTTCAGGAGTTTTTAATACAGGCATACCATATTTATCTATATAACCTTCAAAGTTCCATTCCATAGGAATAAATAAACTATATAGGCCAGATTTTGTTTGCCCATTTTGATTTCTTTTTGCTGCGTCTGAGTCTTCATACAATTTTTTAAAATTAGCACCTCCTTTATCTAAAGCATTTGAGGTAGACCCCATCATACACTTTCCAATAATTTTACTACCTAATCTTAAACAAGTTTTAGTTACCCTCCAGTTATTTAAAATATTTTCTGGCTTTTCCCATTTTCCACTTTCATCATGTAATAAGTATTGTAACTTTTCACCATCATATGAGTTGTCGGAAGTGTTTTTCCAGTCAATAGTTGTGTCAAGTCCTTCTAACTCATCTTGTTCAGTTAGGTACATATTTTTTTTAGTAATCTTAGATGCTGGTACTCTGTATGCTAATTCTGTTTTTGGCTTATCCATACCATCCTGAATAGGTTTAAAAAAGAAAGGGTAGTTGTTAGATATAGGTACAACTTTGTCAGTAAACATTTTTTTTGCATCAGCTCCTGTTTTAGAAAGTATACCAATACGAGCATCTCTTGTTATTGTAGCTTGATTTACACCTTCGCAAGAACTCATAAAAGAAAAACCTGAACGTCTAATTTTTAAATAACACATACCAAAACTTCTTTTATCCGCCTTACACGCTTCCCAAAATATATAAAATATTCTATTAGCTTCTCTAAAATCTGGATTACCTACATCTATTTTCGTCCATTGTAAATACATATAATGAGTTCCTGTTATATATGTAGGTATACCGTTATTCATAAACCACAGCCCTTCTTCTCTTTTATCAAATTCTTTTTCAATATAATCTACCCATTCGTTTTTAAAATCTGATGGTGTGTTATGCCATTGAAATATTGACTGTATTCTTTTTAATGGTTTAGGTAATAATGTTGGATTCCAACACTGGTCTTTTTGTTTTTCTCTGGAATTGTATAGTATCTTTGGAGTAGCAGGTAATGCTATTTTAACACCGCTTATTTCATAAACATCTCCTATAGTTCCGTCTTTTGATATAACAACTACATCGTACTTTTCGTTATATCCATATTCCCATGTTTTTGCCTTATTTTTTCTTTTAATAATTCCTGAAGGAACAAAAGTAGGTAATAGCCTATATAATTTATTTTGATCGTGACTCTGCAAATCCTTTTGGTGTATTATTTTTAGACTCTATAACTTTTCCTTCTAATAAATTTCTTTCTTCTTCAATTCTTTTTACTATTTCAAAAGCATCCATAATGCACAGCTTTTTTGTAGCTGCTGCGTTTTTTAATCTATCCGCAGCTAACTCATCATCTTTATCGTACTTAATTATTTCTTCTTTAGCAACTTTAACTAATTGTTTTACAGCCTTTTCTCCTGCCTCTATTATTTGTAATTTAAGTTCTTTATTATTCATTTAATATTGTAGTTATATTATTTGTAAACATACGATAAAGTAACTCACCTTCTACTTCAAATTCATATTCACTATTTGGTGTAAAGATTACTCTATCACCTATATCCACTCCAAGTTTTTTTAACTGTTTATTATTATACTTTATAATTCCTTGTAAAGGCTCGTATTTTGTGTTTTTTAAAATTAAAGAATCTTCTGTAGGTATTGGTTTTACAAAACAATATTTTCCATGAGCTTTCCAAGTATCATTGTTTTTATACATAAAAAACTGATCTTCATCTATAAAAAATAAATTTTCTTTAAAATAACTTTTGCCGCTTTTTCTTTTACCTTTCATATCATTATAAAACTTAAATACATTATGATGTACTAATAAAGTATCTCCTGTTTTTACTTCTCCTGTGTAATTTAGAGGCAATTCTTTTACGACAGCTAATCTGTTTGAAGATACATGGTCTTCTTCAGATACACTTGTTACCAACTCTACATTACCTAATTTTTTTGTATTGTTATACCTGCTATTGTTAACTGGCTCAACAATAAAAGAATATATAGACCTCATTAAAAATTAATATTATATTCTAAGGTTATAGGTAGTGTGTATAAAAACTCTTTCCAAACAAATAGTTCTTCGTTTTTAATTACCCATAATTTATAAGACTGACTATCTTCTTTTGCTTGTATTAAATGTATTTTGTATTCTCCTCCCAGAACGGGCTGGCCAACTATATAGTGCATTGAACCTGATTTATAATCAGAACCAATGGAAATCTTTCTTATATCCATTTTATTTTATTTTTTATCTTCTACTAAACCTTTGTTTATCTCCGCTGTAATTTCTTCTACTATAGATAATGTACTAATTGGTAGTGATTGTAATAAGCGGTTTATATGTTTAATAGACTCTTCATTTAATTCTACTCTCATTCAATTTAATTTAATTTATGGTGCTGCTACTATTGGTATTAAGTAGTTAACTCCATTTATTCTTACCTCCCAAGTTTTATTTGGAGTTATAGTTTGTGTTACAACAGAACCTAAATTTTGAGCTGCTGTACCAAAAGCAAGTTGATTTGCAGCATTAGTTGATGCACCTGCTCCAATTGCTACACTGTAATTATCAATAACTTGTGCGTTATCACCTAAAGCTATTGAGTGCGTTCCTGTTGTTGAAGCATTACGTCCTATGGAAATTGATTTAGTTCCTGGTGCTGAGGTATCATTACCAATAGCTATACTGTCTGTGCTTGAAGCATCATCTCCAGCAGAAGCTTGACAACCTATAGCTATAGTACAAGTACCTTTGGCTTTTGATTGATATCCTATTGCAATAACATCAGATACAACATTTACAGTACTGGCTTGTGAGTCTGTTCCAATAGCTATATTATTATTACCAGTTACTGTTGCAGTACGCATTGCGCCTTTACCAATAGCAACATGGGAATTACCTCCTATTGTTGGCGAAGCAGCATCTTCCATTGCAAGGTATCCTATTGCAATAGATTGACTTGTTACAGTAAACTTCATTGCATTTTTACCTATTGCTACTTGACCAAATCCAGTTGTTGTTAAACCATTGGTATTATTACCAGCATAATGACCAACATAAACAGCACCACCAACCACTGATGTCGCATTAAACTCTCCCGCATGACCTCCTAAAGCTACGTTTCCAATTCCTTGCACAGCAGTTCCTGAGCCTCCTGCTAATGCTTTGTATCCGATAGCTACTCTTCCTGTTTCTTCGTTAGTATTTACATTTGGAGTTGAGTTTGATCCATAAAGAAGAGCTTGATAACCAATACCAATATCTGCTCCACCAAAGGCTTCCATACCTGCTTGATACCCTAAGAATATATTATCTGTTTGAACCAGTACCCCATCTGCAAGTGCTTGATGCCCTATAGCTATGTTTCTTGCTCCTGTCGTTAATGTAGATAATGTGTTTTTACCTAATGCAATATTCTGGTCTGCACTTGCATTATTTGCTGTTGATAAAGAAAGGTCTCCTATTGCTATATTGTCATCAGAAGCTACAAGTGATTGCCCTGCGCTTTTACCAATTAAAATATTTCTTGCTCCCGCAAGTAATGCTTTTCCTGAATCTGTTCCTAATGCTATATTGCTTGCCCCATTAGTAGAAGCTAATAAGGCGTTTGAACCTATACCTATATTGTCCGCATTAGTAATAGCTGCTGCACCCGCAGAAGAACCTATAAATATAGAGTTTGTGGATGAGTCAGTTGTTCCTGCCGCATCTACATCACTCCATCTATATGTTGTATTTCCTGCATTAAATATATATGCTCTTGAAGATTTAGAAGCTCCTAAAACTAAAGTGTATCCTTCTTTTCCAACCTCTCCATTTGCTACAGCTAAACTCTTATAAGAACTGTCAAATCCATAAACAATACTTTTTTGTAACCCCATAGCAGATGTACCGGTTCCACTATTAGCTCTATAGAACCAATATTCATTTTCATCTGGTATAGCAAAACCTTGAATGTCTAAATCAAAATTACTTGCAGTTGTGCTTATTCCATTAAAATGATTAGTTGTAGAGCCTGAAGAAGCAGTAGTTATACCATCTATATCAAATGTTCCGCTTCCTGTTATTGCTGTACTTGTCCCTGAGTTTCCTGTCAACTGAACAGAGGTAACGCTTCCGTTATTAGATGCGTTTATAGTTACATTTCCTGTAGCGCCAGAAACCGATATTCCTGTACCGGCCACAATACTTGTAACTAATCCATTAACACTCCAAGTTCCGTCTCCTTTTAAATATTTTGTTTGATCGTCAGTAGCTGTTAATGGCTGCGGCACAAATCCACTTGCTCCATCTGAACTACCAGTAGCTCCTGTAAATCCTTCTGGTAAAGTAAAAGTTTTTGTGTTTACGTCAGTTACGTGCCCCGTTGCGTTACTTGAAATTGTATCTATAACACTAAAGGTTCCACCTACCCCAACCGTAGAAGAGCTTGTGGTGTTTGTTCTTGTTGTACTATCATGATTTATAGTTCCTGAAGTAGTTATTGGACCTCCGCTTAAATATGTGCCTGTGCTTACCTGAGTTACTGTTCCGTTATTGTCAGCAGATATTGTTAATGTATCAGTGTTTTGGTCAGTAGTTAAAGTAATGCCTGATCCTCCTGCAAAAGTAAGGGTGTCTGCATTACCATCAGCCACTATATTGTTTTGACCTGATACCGCTACAGTTTTAAATATGTTTTGGTCTGAACCTTTGTCTGTATTAGTTATTGATAATGCTGGAGTAGTAGTAGAATTTGTAATGGTTAATGACACCCCATCAAGAGTTCCTGCTGATACAGAAGTTACTGTTCCTGTACCTACAGAAGGGAAAGTAGCTAATTTACCTTGCCCAGTTATATATTGAGAAGCAGTACCTTGAGAATCTATATCTATTGTTCCACTCGTGCTAACTGGAGATGCAGAAACCACAAAAGCAGGATTACCGTCAGCAGCTGAACCACCCGTTGTTGTATAACTTAAACCAACACTTGTAACCGTTCCTGTGTTGGATGTTTTACCGTTAAATGTTTGCCAATCAGTTGAAGATAAATATCCGCTTGTTGAATTAGTAGCCTGTGCTACTTCTATGCTTGTTCCAGAGCCTATTACAGCTCCTGTTCCATTGGTTATTGTTAATATAGCAGAATTAGACTCTGTTAAATTTCCTTTTGTTAAAGCTGGTTCTTTACTGTTAAATGTAGTCCAGTCTGTACTTGACAACGCCCCTCTGTTGGCAGCGGATGCAGTTGGAATGTCTAAAGTTATACTACCACTTGATGTAACTGGAGAATTTGATACAGATACATCAGTACCGGCTGTCCCAACTGTCAAGCCTATACTTGTAACTGTACCTGTACCTGCTGGTGCAGCCCATGTGTTATCAGCTCTTAAATAGTGTGTTAGTTTTGTAGTGTCGTCTAATGAAGAAGTATCAGCGTTTAATCCAACTGATAGCTCGTTTATTGTACCACCTGTTCCTAAATCAAGAGATATGTATTTTAAATTTCCTGATGAACCAATGGTTACTTCTTTTTCAATAAATTTTAAAGTGTTATTTGTTACATCAACTAAGCCTGCATTACTTGCTGGAGTTGTAGCCATTGCAAATGATGTCAGTCCAGCAGCACTTGCTGCATCAATAGTTACTTCACCAGAACTATTATCTGTAAGTGTAATGTTGGTACCTGCTACTAACTTAACAGTGTCAGTAGAACCGTCAGAACCAGTAAGATTTATATTTACATCATTAGTTGCTTGCGCACTACCTAAATCATAAGTAGTGTTATTATCACTTCCGCTTGAAGCGCCTGTTATTCTTCCATAAGCATCTACAGTTACTGAAGCAAGAGTATAAGTACCAGGAGTAACAGCTGTTGATGATAAATTAATATCAATATTACCATTACCAGTAGCTGGATTTGTGTTAGGTACAGTCTGTGTTAAGTCTAATGTAGCTGATGCTAATCCTAAAGATGTAATACCAGCGCCTCCTGTATATGCTATTGTAACATCATTACCTGCTTGTGTTAGGCCAATTCCACTACCTTCTGTTAAGCTAAACGAAGTTGTTCTTGGAGTTGACGAGTTATCACCCAGCTCAACAGTTACAACAGTTGATGCTTTGGTTACTGTAAAGTCCCAATCCGCTCCTACTGGAACTGAAAATGCCCCAGAAGCATTATAAAAATCTGTATCAAGCCCACCCGTTACAGTTCCGCTTGTTATTAAATTAGTTGTTATTACAGGAGTTGGTGACGCCATACTTGTAGATACTTCTACATAATTATTTATGTTAGTTGGAGGAATGTTAAAACCTGTTACAGAAGTTACGGTACCTGAACCACCGCCACCTACAGTAGCCCATGTTGGGAGAGTGTTTGGCCCTTGAGAAACTAATGCCTGACCGGCAGTTCCAGAACCTGCTGCGCCTAAAGCTATTTCAGTATCTCCATTTAAGAATAACATTCCGTCAATTATACCTACTATACCATTAGTTGCAGAAGCTACATTCGTTGCATTTCCTGTTATAGCAATATTTGCCTGCCCTGCAAGAGCGCTTGCCTGATTACCATTATCTAAAACACTTTGTAATGTTTGAGAACCTCCTGCGGTTGCCCATCCCACCGTTTGCGCTCCTGTTGATGGATCAATAATACAGGTTAATACCTGACCATTAAGGCCAACTCCAGAAACTCCTAAAGTCATTGATCCTCCTATGTGTATTCCTGAAGTTGTGCTTGACAATCCGGTTCCTGTAAAAGAGTTTGCTCCTGAAAAAGTATTGTTTCCAGAAGACACAATATCAGAATCTGAATCTAAATTTAATTCAGAATTAACAAACGACATGCTTACACCTGCCGTACTATTTCCTGCTGTTAATACAGCTGAAAGATTTGGTGTTGTTTGTGTAGGAGCTGATGTCCACTCCATTCCTGTAGCACCTGCGTTTACTGCTAAAAACTGACCAGCAGTACCAAAAACAGAATTTACATTTATTTGTGATGTAGCAGAAAAATTAACATCTCTCCCATCGTCATATGTAACATGATTTCTAAATGTAGTTGTTCCATCTACAACTAAGGTAGTTGTTCCAGTTAAAGCTAATCCTCCTTGTCCTACTACCCCACCATCGTCAATAGTAAATACGCCAATTAAATTTGGGTTTGATGTGGCTGAATTTCCGTTATCTAATACTTCTTGCCAGGTTAGGGTTGAACCAACTTGGTTGGTCCAAACCATACCTGTGTTTGTTGCATTTTTTGCTAAGACCTGACCTGCGGTACCAGTAGCACCCGCTATTGTAATACCTTGCGTAGCCGCAAAGTTTAATACACCAGTAAGGTTTATGGTTCCTGTAAGATTTATGTTCTGAACAGCAGTGTTACCTGTATTTAAAACTGATTGTAAATCTTGGAGTACGGTTCCAGCAGCAAGTAAGTCGCTGACTAAAAAGGTTACTGTCTTATTGTTATCACTTACATCCGTTGCTATTAATAAATCACTTGCATTTGGAGTGACTGTAGGATAAGCAGTCGTGTTTTTAATTTCAGCCATATTGCGACATTTTTATTTTACTCTGTTTCTACTTTTTTTAATTCAGATTCTTTATCAGTAATTTCTCCAGACTCTAAGTTAATGGTTACATCTTCTCCGTATTTTTCCATCAAAACTTTTTCTTGAGCTGAAAATTTTTCTCTAATTTCTTTTACCGTATTCATTAGATTATTTTGTTGTAAAAGCGTGTTTCCTAAATCTAATTTTGCTTGGGTAAATTCTTTTTGTAAATCTTGTAATAGTGTTAATTCGTTATCAGTTAATTTTTTCATTTAATTATATTTAAAGGTTAATAAAACACAAAGATAATAAATATTTATTTATATAATTATGTTGGAACATTAGTGCTATATGTAGGTGACCCAACCCCTGTGCCTGTAAAGCCATTACCTGTACTGTCTGTGTATGAAGTTCCAGAGCCTTCATTAAATCTCCACCATGCTGCAAGATTAGAAGACTGAGTATAATTTCCTGAATTTGTACTTAAATCAATAGGTACTCCAGAGTTATAAATAGCAGCAACATTTGAGGCGTCTAATCCTGTGTTAAATATCGCTAAATTATTTAACTCTCCATCAAAAGGACTACCTATTGCTGGTGAAGACCTTGTCCAAGCCCCAAGACTACTATTGCCAACATAATTTAAAGTAACATTTTGATTTCCAGACCTGGTGTAAGTTCCCGAATATGCCGACCCATTTATATAAAGAACCCAATTGTTTCTGTTTTGTGTAGTGCCCAGACTACCTGCTGGTATTACAGCAGCTAAGTGATACCACTGCCCTGTGGCTATAGTTGAGTTTGCTGTTCTTACTGTATTTCTGTTATTACTTCCTGCTCCAGAAAAGCCCCCATTTAATCCCATAACGTGAAGCACAAAAGCTCCATTACCATTTACAATAACTTTAAATCCACCATAATTATTAGTTCCAGAATTTCCTATGTTATAAGGAGCTCCACCTCCGGATAATGAATCAAGATAAACCCAAGAAGTAAAAGATATTCCACTGGTGTTAACAGAAGATTGTGTAGGTTCTAAAATTGTTGAAGATAAATCTCCTAAATTAACATATTGAGTGCTACCATTTAAGTCTAAAGAAAAGTCTGTGCTAAACGATGAACCTAAAGTTGCATTGTTTATTTTATCTATTTGAGCTTTAGTGTAATTATTTACTTCTGATATTCCATCTATAGCTATACCACTAACGTTTGCTATAGACATATTATGAAAGTGTTATATAAGTATTGTCTGGATTAAAAAATATTTGACCATTAGAACTATCCAGTAATTGTCCAACTATTCTTACTACATCTCCTGAGCCACTTGGTGGCTCAACCACTAAACTACCCGCAGTTGTAGAAAGATGTAATATGTCTCCATCATCTCCTAAGTCATTCAATGTATATGTTCCTCTTGTCAACATACCAACTGATGAAGATGTTCCACTATTTAGAGCAATAGCTAAAGTTCCTTTTGATGTAGATTCAGCATCTGCATCTGCGGCAACCCAGTCACCTCCAGAATAAACATATACTTTTGATTTTACCACTGTACTTGCCGCCCAGTAAACAACCTCTCCTTGATAATCTCCAGCTGATGAAGATGTTTTGTCTAACTGTGTATTGCTATTCCAAACTCCTGCTGTTACAGTTCCTGTGGTAGCTAAATTAGCTAAAGAAGTTACTGCTGTATCGTCAAAAGCTATAGTTCCTGAACCGGTTATTGTACCACCAGTAATAGGTGATGTAGTTGCTATTGATGTAACAGTACCAGTGTTAGTTGTATATCCTGCTCCGTTTGTTAATTGATTGTTATTAGTTATAGTATTAGTTACAGTAATGCTTCCTGAAGAGGTTATCGGTGATCCAGAAACACTAATTCCTGTACCTGCTGTAATACCTACAGAAGTAACTGTACCAGTAGTTACTGTAGCCCACTCTAATCCTCCCGAAACACTTTTTAAATATTTTCCAACTCCTGAATCACCATCTACTTGAATTGTGCTTGAAGCTCCAAACAATATAGAAGCGCTACTGCTTTCAAAATCTATATCAGCACTCATTGTTAAAGTGTCAGAAATAGTTTTGGCTCCAGAAATTGTCTGCGTGTTATTGGTTAGTACAACAGAAGAGTCAACTGATATGGTTCCAGAAGACGTGATAGTTCCTCCTGTTAATCCAGTTCCAGTAGCTACTGATGTTACTGTTCCTTGAGGAACACCAGAGACTTGACTGTCAACATATGCTTTTGTTGCAGCATCTTGTGCTGCTGATGGGTCAGCCATTCCTGTAATAGCATTAGTACCCATTGCAATTCCTGCTGACATATTTGCTCCAGCTAAATCTGATGATGATGTTGCATTAACACCTCCAGTTACTGTTATTCCTGTACCTGTTGTTTCAAGTTTTTTTACATTATTGTGATATAGATTTACAGCACCATCATTAATAGCGTAAATCATATTTTCACCAGTATCACTTTGTAATCTTATAGCTCCAGCACTTTTAATATATAAACTACCTGTGCCAGTTTCATCTATATAGCTATTGCTACCATCGTGATATATTTGTAAATCACTACCTGTGCCTAATAAAATTTTGTTATTATCAGGTAAAAATATAGAATTTTCAAAATTAATGGCCATTGAAAGGAATTTTTACAAATATACGAATTATATTAAAAGATAATTCTTTTAATATAACTCGTATTTGTAATTGTAATTATAGTACCTCTACTACAAGAACTTTTAATACATCTGATCCTAAATCAGCTGCTGTTTTAATTGTAACATTATCAGTATCAGTATGAATTACTTCAACATATGTTTGCTCATATGGAGAAGCATTGTCATATACATACACCATAACATCTCTTGTTCCTAAGTTGTGATTTACAGTATATGGTGAAGTTCCTGTAATTGTAGTCTTAAAGTTATAATTTGTATTTATACAATTTGCTACCGCAGTACAGAAGTCTGTAATTTGTGATGCTGTAATAGCTATTGTGTTTTCAGACATTGCTGTCACAAAACCTTTTGCATCAACTGTTGCGCTTAATGATTTAGTTACACCACCATAAGAAGCAGCAGTAACTCCTGAATCGTCTATAGTAACGAATCCATTTGCTGTTACTCCAAAGTTTCCTGAATCAAATCCGCAGACCCCTTTATTAGTTGCACCATCAGTTGCTCCTGCTCCCGCAATGTTTTCGTCTGCAATAACAATAGTATAATCTGATTTTGCTGGAGATGAACTTGCTGAAATATTACTATTTGCAAAAATTAAATCTCCTGGCTCAAGAGCTGTACTAAAGAAAGCACTACCAGCCACACTTACTACATAAAAGTCTCCTTGATTTAAAGCTACGTTAGCAGCTCCTGATAATGCTGGTGAGTTTGTGTTTGCATTATATGCTCCTTGAAATGATCCAACACCTGCAACTTGTGATAATACATACCCTTTTGAAGCAGCATCTGTAGAAGCTGATGGTGTTGCAGGTACTGTTACTTGTCCTCCGAATGAAGACTGACCTGTTCCATCAACTACTAATTCCCCAGTTACAGTTAAATCATTACCTATAGTTACATCATCTGGTAAACCAATAGTAATATCACCACCGTTACCAGTAGA